TTCTGGCGAACCCCGTCATTTTCAAGTTGAAGGTATCGCCGGGGAGCGCTTCGTCCACGTATATCGGGACGAGGTAGCCAGCATCGAATGTTGTTTTATAGCCGTGGGAACGGTCAAACGATGATCGAGGTATTTCAGCCTTGGGTACCTGGCTGAGTTTGTGATTCATTACTGACTGGCGTGATTGCATTTTTTTATTGCTCCTGAGATTTGAACTCTACCCCGTTGCCGATTGGCCTTGCGGGGATCGAGGTGATTTCGCCTTTTGATTCGGAATATTCACCGATACAAAAGAGCGTGTAGTCGGAAGGGTGTTTTCCTACTGGTGTTTCTGGATTGTTTACTGCGTCAGCGAAGCCTCGGACTGCTACTGCATCCGTGCCCAAGAAGAATGGGGCGAGATAGGCTTCGGCTTTTGCGTCGTGTACTACGTAGACGTTGAGTTTCATTAGTTTAAGCTCCTAGTACGGTTGAGAGCGGCCTCAGTACAGGATTGTCTTACGGCCAATCGCTCTGGGGTGGTGTCGTGCAAGTGATCCTTTGCGTAATTTTTGCGTTCGGTTTTTATTTTGTCGAACATTTTTGGGTCGGTCGCTTTGAGTTGTTTTAAGTAGTATGCCGGGGTGGGTTGCTTTTTTCCATCCACTATTATGAAGTCGGATGGGAATACGTCTGTTGAGTAGCGTTGATACCAGTCGTATGCGATCCCCGGCTTGAGGCTCATGGCGTTATATTCTGGCTCGATTTCGTAGTACTCGCCGGTTTCAGGGTCGACCTTTCTGTAATGGTCTTTTGCCATATCGCCGGTTATTTTTTTCATTACGTATTGAGCTACGTATTTCGCTGATTTGAAGGATACATCGCCTATGGTGGCGAAGCCTTTAGGCCAGAGTTTCTCGAGGTGTGATGAGCGGTATAGATTTTTGTCGTTGTCCCATATGTACCTATCGGGGAAGTTGTACCCGAATATGAGTGCGTGGTAGTGAGGGCGTCCAAGGGAACCGTCTACGTTTTCGCCGTATTCTCCGGCCATGTAGTATCGTATTTTCCGATGGGAGTGGAAGCGTAATCGTTTCATAAACTTTTGGAAGTGAGCGTGACATAAGCCGTGATCCTCCGGTATATGTTGATTGTCGTAGGTGAGTGTAATGAATGAGTTTTCTTCGTGCATTGAGGCTTCATGCATGCAGCGGATTGCCCACTCTTTCGAGCGTTTGATCCGGCAGCCTATACAGCCATTACAGGGTACTTGCATTTCTATCCCGACAGACTTGGCATGGTCGACGGTAAAACCGCCGCCATGAGTACGGTAGCCTTTGATCGGATTGTAGCAAGGCACTACAGACGGTAGCCGCCGCGCTTGGGTGAAGGTGTTACGTTTTTACGGTTTGTTCTCTGAGCGGTGCGAGAGAATAATTTCTTAGAAGATCGGCGTTTCATTTTGCGTCGTCTAGCCATGGTTTAAGACTCCTTATTGAGGTTGAGTTTTTTGTTTAGTGCGGTGCCATGCTGTCACCTATTACAGTATGGATCAAGTAGATCATACTGATTGCGCGCGTGATACGCGCTTTTGACGGAAGTGTCAAGCCACTTCCTCGGGACTATCGTCCCCGGCTGGTGCCGTGTCAGCAGGGGATGGGGTTTCCTGCTGTGCGGGCGCGAGTGCGCCCGTGTCGAGTGTTTCACCTGAGAGGGATATTTCCCCCTCGGGTGTATATAAGATCCCGTCAGAGGCGAGTTCAGCGGCTCTGGCGGGGTTTTCCATTGCGCGGAGGACTTCATAAAGGTCCCCGTATTTTTCGCGCACCGCTGGGGCTAACCCTTCAAAGGAGGATTGAGCCGCAGCTAGTGCGAATTGTGCCTCCTGAAAGTCGGGTTCCGCTACACCGTACTGTGGCGGACGCGAGGCTTGGGGGAGTGCTCCGGTCCTCGCGAAGTCTCGCACTATCACGTTTAGGTCGCATGCTGGCCCAAACGATTGTTTTGTGAGTGATGGTTCATGGAAGGTTTTTTGTACTCTTTTGTATGGTTTCATTTGAACATTTTTCCGAGTATGCGTTGTCCGGGGATTGCTGATATTGCTGAGTTTACTGCTGGCAGAACTTCTTTGGCTATCGCCAGTTCTCGGCCAGCTGGACCCCGGTATAGTGATTCCAGATATTTTGCCGCGTGAATTTGCGGCATTTGGATAGCATTTGCTCCTTTCTGGAATACGTCTTGAGAGGTTATATAGCTTGCTGCGGCGTTCTCGCGCTTGGCTTGGGCGCGCAGATTTGATTCCGCGGCATGCTCGCGGTATTGAGTGGCTTTCGATGTACGGACGGTTTGTTTTAGTGCTTTTATGTTTGCGGCTGCTGTTGCTGCCTGAGTTGCGGAGGATACACCCGCTCCGAGGGCGTTTTGCATTGTCGCGCTGGCCCCAGCGGGGGATGATGCGCTTTGCATGCCTGCGAGTATCGGGTTGATGCCTGCCGCTTTTAGGTCTGCCATTCGGCGTTGTACCGCCGTGTCGCTCATTCGCTCCTGAAAGTCCATTTGCTCTCTAGCGATCGCCAGATTTGATTTGTTTGCGCTTGATTGCCCTAGTGCAGAGCCAACCGCAGAGACTCCCGCAGCTGCTAGAGGTACCCACCATGCCATATTGATTCTCCTGTTGATGTTCCCCTTGGGCTAGTCGCCCAGGGGGAACGGGGATGCTACTAGAAACGGTCAATGTTGCCCGGCACCCCAAAGAGAGGCATAGGACGAGCACACCGAAGATTGAAGTAACTATCGAATAGAAAGTGTGGTTCTTCCGGTGTTGCAATGATTCGGTCCAGTGGTGGTTCGTCAATGATGAATTCTGCATTCAATGACGGTGAGTTTGCAAAGTCCTGAGACAGATGCCAGATGTCCAATGATGATGGGGCATCAGACCGGAATAGTCCGGTGATTTGCGATGGTTTATAGCGGTATTCTGCGTAGCGTTCCTGATAGCCGAATATTACGCCATCAGGGTCGCCGGTTTCATCTTCTGCGAAGATTTCCCAATCGAATACCTGTTGTTCTGAGACATTAGCGAAGACGGGCCAGAAGTAGTCGTATCTCTGGCGCCTGAACCACATACGGTTTAGTCCCTGCTGATAAGTGAGGTCAGCACGGACGTTTACGAGTCCGATGATGGTGCAATGCTCAGTGAAGGATTTAAGGAATCCATGGTTGATTAAGTTGGCCGTGCCAAAGGCAGCAAGGTTACCTTGCGGAGTTGTATCTTCTCCGGCCTGAGTGTTTTGTTCTACTGGTTTGATGGTGACGCGCGAGGACCCGCCGCCGAGAAATTCGGGGCGTTGGAGTCTCGCATCCGGCGAGGTCACTCCGAAGTGGGCTCTTATGACTTCCGTGTAACGGGTGCCGCCCCGCGCGTCTCGCTCCAGCATCTTCTGAAGCTGGAAGGCTACTCGTAGATCGTTGATTGTTGCCCAGCCGCCGGCATCGCCGGGGGTTATTCCTGCTGTTGGTATTTCTACCTGTAACGCAGGTTCGGCCCAGACGAAGCTGTTGCCGGGGTTTATTGATGCGTTGTCGTAGTGGACTTCATTTGTTGGCCCAGCTTGAAGGAAGGTTACTTCGCTGTTGGCTTGCCACCGGAAAGCGCCACCTTGTGACGCATCCGGGAAGACTTGGTATTGAGGTAACCCGAGTCCGGGTGACGGTCCCTCGATGGTACCGGGAATGAGAACGTCTTCTCCTTTCTGGGGCCATGGTAAGCATGATGTGAAGTAGTCGTGACGCTTGCCGCGTCGTAGGAGTGTGAAGTCTCCGGCCGTGTCGCCGGAGTCTCCTGTTGGTACAGGAACGGAGTCCTGTAGGTTTTGATCTCGGAACCATTCGTTGTAGATGAGGTTGTAGGCTCTGAAATGGAGTGTGTTGAATTTTACCGAGTTGTTGGCATGAACGGGTATGCCCATGTAGTCATAGATTGAGCCTGCTGGCTGTGATTGCTCGGCTAGTACCATTTCCGGAACGGTGAATTGTATTGAGTCGTCCGGGTTTTCTCTTTCGCCCATGAATTTCTGCCAGTTGTCCCACAGTAGTCTGTTGGGAACGGCAAAGAAGAATGTTTCCATGTACAGATTGTCCATGACCGGCTTGATTGGGGTCGCCATTCTGGCGAACCCCGTCATTTTCAAGTTGAAGGTATCGCCGGGGAGCGCTTCGTCCACGTATATCGGGACGAGGTAGCCAGCATCGAATGTTGTTTTAT